TCAGATCTCCTCGGGAAATGCGAACCGCGCCACGATGCGCCGCCGCCATGGCGCGCTCAGCGCGCATTCGACGACACCGTGGCCCGAATAGGCGTGAATGAAGCTGGCAGCAGCGCCCGTGCCGGCGACGATGCCGAGATGCTTGGCGACCGACCCTTCGCGCATGCGAAACAGGATCACGTCGCCGGGGGCCTCATCGGTCAGCGGCTTCACCACGAGATGCCGCGCCGCCGCCTGCCAGAGCGCCTCTTGCCGCGCGGGTTCCGACCAGTCCATGGAATAGGCGGGCGGGCGCTCGGGCTCGGCCCCCCTGATCTCGCGCCAAAGGCCCCGGACGAGGCCCAGACAATCGCAGCCGGCCCCCCGGCACGCGGCCTGATGCCGGTACGGCGTGCCGATCCAGCCCCGCGCCGCCGTCACGATCCAGTCGCCTTGCGCGCTCATCGCCTGCGGCTCCCGCCGTCGAGACGCGGCGATTTGGTCGGGTCGGTGATCGTCCAGTCATCGCCGGGAATATCGGGAAAACCCTGGAAATTGGCCAGATTGTTGAACTTGAACTGACAGGTGCTGCTGCGCTTGTCGCAGCCCGCCTCGATCCGCAGCATGTCACCGGAGGCCACGCGCGCGCCCAGAGGGTGCCACAACTCGATCACCCGTCCCGCGCCGTCCATGCGGTCACGCTTGATCAGACCGACCAGCCCCGAGGCCGCGCCGTCTTGCACGCGGATCACACCGTGGCGAAACCAGTCCGCGGCAAAGCCGCCCATCTCCGCGAAGCGAAAGACGCGGTTGTCCTCGATCTCTTCGGCGGCGCGTTCGGCCAGATAACCCGGCGTGTCGAGATCGAAAGCACAGTCGCGATCCCCCAGAACCGCGCTGCAGTGTTTCTGGTAGACCCGGCCAAGCGGCACGTTGAGCGCGTCTGTCAAACCGCGCAGCTCGGCCTCGAAGGCACCGCCCGCGCGGCGCAATTCGCCGATCGTGCCGCGAAACAGCAGGCTGCGTTGGTCCACGTCCTGCCAGTTGACCAGCCATGCGCGCAGATCCGCGCCGTCATAACGGCCCGCCTCGATATCCTCCTCGCGGATCGCGGCATCACACAGCGCGCCCAAGGCTTCGGTATTGTCCACCGAAAGCCCGGTCGATTGCTGCAACGCAAGCGCCGTCAGCCCGGTATCGGGACGAAACTCGACGCCATCGAACTGCAACACGCGGTCGTGATCGGTAAACCCCATCACCACCCCGTCACGGCGGGTCAGCGCCCAGGCCCGGCAGGTGGTCGTGATACCCGTCCCCAGATGATCCAGCAGCGCGGTCATATCCGGATCTCCACGACCGGCACTTTGGGCACCTCGCCGGCCTGAAAGCTGGCAAGGCTGGTCTGAATACGGTCGGTATCGAACCGCACCGGCACGTCGAACTCATAGCCGGCGGTGATCGGCACGTCCCGGTTGGGCGGCTCGACAAAGGTCACGATGCCGGTGGTCGCGTCCACCTCGTAATGCACGCCCTCGAACATCTCGACATTGGCCTGGCCGATCCGCACCGTGCCCTTGACGGGTTTCACGACGGGGCGCACCGCCACCTGATCGCCCGAGCGGTAGGTCTTGACCAGTTGAAAGGCCCGCGTCGCATCGTCGCCCACGGCGATGTCCTGATCGCGGTAATCCGGCTCGGCCTTGGCGCGGCCCGACTTGAAATCGGTCCAGTCCTTCCAGCGAAAGCCGTAAAGCTGCCCGCGCCGTGCCTCGAAAAAGGCGATCAGTGCCTCGACATCGTCAAGACTGCGCAGCGCCACCCCCGCATCATAGCGCCGGCGCGCCTGCGCCCATGGCGTGTTGCGCTCCTCGAACCCGTTGGCGAGCGTGACGATGTCCGTCAGCCGCTCGGGCCCGCCGAGCGAGCCGAAACTCAGGCTCGCCGGAAATCTGACCTCGTGAAATCCCATGTCGCAGGCTCCTTTCAGCGGTTGCGCCCGCCGCGTCCGATGACGCGGCCAAGCTGTGCGGCGATCTGACCCTGGCTGCGGCGAAAGCCTTCGGCATCGGGGGTGCTGATATTCATCACGACGCTGACACCGCCGCCACCTTGCGTGCGCACCCCGAGGCGGCCATCCGGGCCGCGGCTGAGCGGCATGATCGCCTCGGGGCCCGCCTCGCCCATCAGGCCGGTGCCGCCGCGCATCGGAAAGGTGACAGGCCCGTTCACGACCCCGCCATTGGCAAAAGGCTGCACGCGGCCTTGCGAAAACGAGGCGCCCTTGGCAAAGGGAAACAACCCCTGCACCAGACCGCCGACGCCCTGCGATATCAGCCCGCCCAACTGGTCGGTGACCGGACGCGTGGCATCGTTGAATGCGCTGTTGACCATGATCGTCGCCATCCGCCGCAAGCTGTCGGACAGGCTGTCGCCCTCGACCACCGCACCGCGCAGCGCGGACCGCAAGCCACGGCTCAGCCCCCGCTCGAGGCTGCGCACGTCCTGTCCGGCCTCGGCAAAGCCGCCGCGCACGCGGCCCAGCTCCGCGTTGAAGGCCGCGGCCATGCCGGTGGCCTGCCCCATGGCGTCATCCAGTGCTTCGATCTGCGCCTCGAGCTCGTCGGCGCGGTCCAGTTCATCCATCGCTCATCTCTCCATGTTCATCGGGAAAGGCCCGAAGCAGCGCCTCCAGCCCGTCGCGGGCCATCGGGCGCACGCCCTCACGCTCGCCCAGCATCAGGCGCAGTTCGACCGGCGTCAGCGCCCAGAACTCGGCGGGCTTCAGCCCAAGGCCCTGCATCCCGGCGCGCATCAGCGCTGGCCAGTCGAAACGGACGCTCATCCGCCCGCCTCCGGCAGGGCAAAGGCCCGCGCCAGCACTTCGGCCGCGGCGCGCGCGGCAGCGACCGGCCCACCCTCGACCTCGGCGCTCAAGAGATCGGCCGCGGTGCCACGCCAGCCACCGCCGCGCAGCCCGGCCACGATCAGCGCCAGAACGTCGCGGGTGGAAAACGCGCCTTCCTCGAACCGCGCCACCAGATCGACGAGCGATCCGCGCTCCAGCGTCGCCTCGAGCTCGGCCAGCGCCCCGAGGGTCAGCCGCATCACGTGCCGCTCGCCATCGATCACCAGCGCCACCTCGCCTGCATAGGGGTTGGCCATCACGTTCACAGTACCGTGAAGATCAGCCGCCCGGCCGAGGCCAGCGACAGCTCGTACGTCGCCTCGCCGTCATGCGTGCCACCATATTCGATCGCACTGACCTGGAACGGCCCCTCGATGGTGCCGAAATCGGGGATGATCACCTGGAAGTCCGGCATCTCGCCTTCAAAGAAGATCTGTCGCGCCCGCTCGTCACTGGCGGCATCGCGAAAGATGCCCGAGCCGCTGATATTGGCGGATTTGACACCCGCCCCGGCCAGCAACTCGCGCCAGCCACCGGCCGAATCAAGGCTGGTGACATCCACGCTCTCGGCATTGAAGCTCACCCGCGTGGCGCGCAGTCCCGCCACCGTCTGAAAATTGCCGCTGCCGTTGAGATCGATCTTGATCAGAAGATCCTTGCCGTTCTGCACTGCCATTGTCTTGCTCCTTGAAGTCGGGGTTAGGCGCCGTCGTCGACGCGCGCACGAAAGGTCAGGTCGATCCGGCGACGGCTGCCGCCGGTCTCGCGCCGGGCGCGGGCACGCCAGAACTGAACGCCCACGAGGGTGCTCTGCCCGAGCATCATCTGCGCGTCCTCCAGCGCATCGCTCACCGCACCGGCCACGCGCTTGGCCTCGAGAAACCCGGCCCCGTCACTGACCACGGTGACGGTCAGGCGGTGCCAGGCCCCGCCCGCCGTGCCGTCGCCGCGTGCGCGTACCTCTTCGGGGCCGAGCGTCACGTAAAGCGGCGGCACCGCACCGCCGGGCAGCGCATCGAAGATCGCCCCACCGACCAGCGCCCCCAATGCGGCATCTGCGGTCAGGCGCGTGAACACCGCCTCTTGCAGGTTTGCGGCCACCGTGTAGCTCATGTCACCACCTCCTCTTCGGACCAGCAGGTCAGGAACCGCGCGGCCGGATCCTGCTCGGTCACAGACAGGATGTTGAACAGCCGCGCCCCATCGCGCAGGCGCTGGCCGGCCTGCGGGCGGCGCGGGCTGCCTTGTGGTGCTGCGCGCACGGTGATCCGGAATGCGGCAAGGCCGACGCTCGTGGCCGCACCTTCGGCCTCGCGCCCGGTGCGCGCGCTCAGCTCGGCCCAGAGCGTGCCGCGGGCCTGCCAGTCTTCGACAAACCCGCCCGCCCCGTCGGGGCTGCGTTGCGGAACCTCCAGCACCAGCGGCCGGTTGAGCCTCGGCGCGGCCATCAGCGCACCCCCCGCCAGCAGGCGCACGGTGCGGTAGCGTTCGATCAGGCTGGACACGCCAAACGGCATGCAGCCGCCGCTCAGGCCCATCTCGTGGCGGTACTCGTAGTAATGCGCCGCCAGCATCAGCACCGCCTGCGCCAGGTCGGGGGGCAGCTCGGCCCAGACCGCGCCATAGCCCGCGCGAAACACGATCTCGGCCACGCTGCCCGAGGCGATCGACGGCAGGAAGCTGCCCACCGGGCGCAGCACGGGCCGGTGCGCATCACGCTCCAACCGGTAATGCGCGGGCGGCACGAGATCGGTCTCGTCATTGCGATCGCGCAGCCTCAGGCTGAGGATCTCGTTCACCGGCGCGACCGGCAGGGCCTGTCCGTGCGGCTCGCGCCAGCGGCTCAGCACCCAGGAAAAGTCGCGCTCCAGAAGCACCTTTCCGGTGCGCCCTTCGATCGCGGCAAGGGCGGCGCGCAGGAAACTCTCCAGCACCGGGTCCTGGATGTCGCCATCCGAAAACCCCGTCCCCAGCCGCAGATGCGCCTTGAATTCCGCCAGCGGCAGCGCGGCCAGGGGCACCGCGGTTTCTTCCATCAACATCATGGACCTACTCCATATATCCCGGACCCCTCCGGTGATCGAGGCGCGCGCCACCCGGCATTGCACGGACGGAGGGGGATGACTGAACAACGCCTGTCATGGGCCGCACGCGCCCCGGGACGGGGGCAAACGCCCCCGCCCCTGTCACCGCCCCTTACGAGGTGGCGAACCGCAGCAGCTTGATCGCCTTGAAATCGCTGACGTCGCCACCGACCCGCTTGGTGGCGTAGAACAGGACATGCGGCTTGGCGCTGTAGGGATCGCGCAGCACCCGCAGATCTGGGCGCTCGGCCACCGTGTAGCCGGCCCCGAAATCACCAAAGGCGATGGCATCGGCACCGCTGGTGATGTCGGGCATGTCCTCGGCGATCAGCACGCGGTAGCCCAGCAGACGTGCGGGCTCTCCCGCCGCCAGACCGTCGGACCACAGGAACCGGCCATCGGCATCCTTCATCTTGCGGATGGTTCCGGCGGTCTTGGAGTTCATCACGAAGGTGCCGTTGGCGCGGTACTGCGCGCCCAGCGCATAGACCATGTCGATGATCGGATCCGGCCCGGCGATATCGCCATCCGCCCCGGTGGGGACGTAGCCGATATTGCCCCAGGCCCAGACATCGTTGTCGACCGTGGGATGGGTCAGGAACCCGCGCGGCTTGTCGACGCCGTCACCGGCGACAAAGGCCGCAGCCTCGGCGCGGGCGAACTTGTCGGCGATGCGGCCCGCAAGCCAGGCCTCGACGTCGAACGCGCTGTCGTCCAGCAGACGCTGCGACGCTTTCGGCAGCGCGCTCAACTCATGCAGCGGGATGCTGATGCGGTCGATCACGGGGGTGTCGGTCTCGGTCACCGTGCCTGTTTCCGTGGCCCAGCCATGGCCCACATCGGCATGATCGACCAGCACGTCGAAACTCGTGGCCTCGACCGCCACCACATTGGCCACCGCCCGGATCGAGGCGGTCGCGCTCAGCACCGAATGGATCATCTCGGAGGTCTGCGGATCGACGAGATACCCGCCATCCCCGGCCACGGCGGTGTTGAGCGCCTTGCCCTCGAGTTCCAGCCCGCGCAGGCCGTCATCGTCACCGCCGCGCAAATACGCGTCGAACGCCTTGCGATGCGGGGCGTGGGTGTCGGCGGCGGCCGCCAGATGCGGGCGGGCCATGGCGATTGTCTTGCGTTCAAACATGGTCATCTTCTCTTCCTGCTGTTGAAGTCTGGTGTTAAGTTCGGACTGAAAGCCCTTCAATTCGTTCATGAAACCGGTCACGGCGGTTTTCATTTCTGCCGCCGGAGACAGATCTTCCCCGGCCCGAGCCTGCGCTTGGGTTGTCATCATTGCGTTCCTTCAGGTTGGTCTGGTCGCGCGGGCTACATCCGCGCCATCTCCCGGCGGGCCGCGTCAAAGACCGCCGCCAATTCGCGCATCGTGTCCGCGTCGGGGCTCTCGCCCTTGGCGGCCACACGCGCACTGGGCAGCATCGGGAAGGTCACCAGCGACACTTCCCAAAGCTCCAGTTCCTGCAAGAGCCGTCGGCCCTTGTCGCTTTTCGTGGCCCGCAGCGTCCGGTACCCGATGCTCAGGCCGTCGATCGCGCCGGCCGCAATCAGCGCCGCCGCCTCGCGGGCACGGCCCACGGTATCGAGCAGCCGCCCCTTCACATGCAGCCCGCGCGCGTCCTCACGGACCTCGTCCCAGATGCCGATCGGTTGCGCCGGGTCGTGCTGCCACAGCATCTTGACGCGGCGCCCTTCGGCATCGAGCCGCTTGAGGCTTGCCGCATAGGCACCTTTCGCCACAACGTCGCCGCCCTGATCGGGGGCGTCGAACAGGCTGGCATAGCCCTCGATCCGGCCCGCATCGCTCACGCTCAGGGCCTCTCCGTCCAGTCGCGCGAACTTGCGCTCCAATCCGGTTTCCATTTCCATGCGCCTCATCCTTTCCGTTTCCATCTCAGGGCAGCGCCGCCAGGATCGGCGAGAACGCCTGCACCAGTATCGCCGCGACCACACCGTAAACCGCCAGCCACAGCCGCCGCTCCAACCGCTCGATCGCGGCGTCCAGCCGGTCGAGCCGTTCCTGCATGGCTTTCACCTGCAGATCCGAGACCCGCTCATGCGCTTCCAGCCGCAGCGCGGGCGCGCAATCGAAGGGCTCGAACCCGTAGCGCGGCGGCGGTCCCTGCTCAGCCATCCAGATCCGCCTCGGGCAGCGCCGGCAGCCCCAAGAGGTCACGCTTTTCGGCCGCTGTCAGGAAATCGGCCCCCGCCACCCGGCTCCATTGCGCGTCACGCTCGGCGGCCAGCGCCGGCACCTGATCGAGATCGGGATGCAGATCGAAGGCCTCGCCGCTCATCCGCGCCAGCCACGCCGCCACCGACGCGGCCACCCGCAGGGCCAGCGGCAGTACCGTCAGCCGGTAGAAGGCGCGGTTCGCCTCCTGGTAGTTGGCGAAGGTCGCATCCCCGGGGATTCCCAGCAGCATCGGAGGCACGCCGAAGGCCAGCGCGATCTCGCGCGCCGCACTTTCCTTGGTCTTCTGGAATTCCATGTCCGAGGGGCTGAACCCCATCGGTTTCCAGTCGAGCCCGCCTTCCAGCAGCATCGGCCGCCCGGCATTGCGCGCGCCCTGATGATGCGCCTCCATCTCGCCCACGAGCCGGTCGTATTGATCCGTGCTCAGCGCGCCCTGCCCCTCGGCCCCCTTGTAGACGATCGCCCCCGATGGCCGCGCGGCATTGTCGAGAAGCGCCTTGGACCAGCGGCTCGCGGAGTTGTGCACGTCCACTGCCTGCGCCGCCGCCTGCAGGGGCGACAGGCCGTAATGATCGTCCTGGGGGTGAAAGCTCTTGATGTGGCAGATGCAGGGCGCGCCCTCGGAGACATCGAAGCGGTGCTTTCGCCCCGCGACGGCATATTCATAGGCCACCGGCCAGCCATCCGCGCCCGGCACCACGTTCATCCGGTCCGAGCGCAGCACGTGCAGCTCCACCGGCACACCAGCACCGGTGCCCACGGCCTCGACATAGGCATTGCCGGTCAGCAAAAGCTGGCCGTAAAGCGCCTCGAACAGTTCCGCCCGGCCCTGCGCCGGGTTGGGCGTCCGGATCAGATCGAGCACAGGATGTACCGCAAAGCGCCGCTCGGCGTCCTGCAGGACGAGCGGCAGCGCCGCCGCCGCCTCGGCGATCATCTTGACGCAGCGAAAGCCCACCGGATTGCCGGCGAAACCGGTGCGCGCAAGGCTGACCGTGTCGCGCGGGCTCCACGCCACGCGGCCAGCCCCGCCCCAGGCCATGATACGGCCCGTGGCGCTCGCCTTTTGTTCGGGGATGGAATGCGTCGCCGCGTTCCCCTCTGCCGCGCCGCTTTGCCGGAAGTAATCCAGTATCATCGCCTCGCTCTCCTTCATCCCGTATCGGTTTGGTCTCATGACCGCTTGATGGGCATCAGACCCCCAAAGGTTTAAGGAAAGTAAACCGCACCGTGCGCCGGCACGGCCGGGCCGCGACGAGGGCGGTGACTTCAGCGGTGTTACGGCTTGGAAACGTTTTGTGACGACGCGTGCAGGATGTCGCCGATGCCCGGATCAAGGGTGCAAGGGCGCTTTTGCGCGCCTTCCTGGCACAATCCGCGACAGGCTCGGGTCCACATCGACGAGCGTCGCCAGACAGGCGCGGATCCGGCCACAGGACGCGAGGCCCAGAGTGCCATCGCGGTATCCGACCCACCCTTTCGAGACAATAGGGCAACCAGCGCCGAAAGATCGCTGGCGGTCAGGCTCTCACGTCCTTTGGGATTGCGCCACACCCATCAATTCTTTGATTTTAATAATTATAATGCCATTAAGAAACAGGCGGGCCATCCTTGCATCGCCCTGATCCTTTATGAAAGTACGACGTCGGAGTGCGCTGTCATCGCGGATGACGCCGCCACCGCAGCGGCAAAAATCCCGGTACCCCGAGGCGCATCACGATGGCGCGGACATACTGGCATGCGGTCGTCGCTCTCCGGCCAAAAAATGACCCCTGCCGACCCCCTTAACAGGCCCGCAACAAGACCCACATACGACGCGTCCCGGCGGCAACACCAGGGGGCAGGACGGAGGCCGTTACCTTGACATGGGGCCGGTGCGTGTATCTATAAGCGGTGAAGTTTGCGACAGGCAATTGAATAAAAACAACCGGATGAATCCGGAAACGAAACAAGGAAAACCCCC